AATTGTATTCCTTCGTGTAATATTTGTAATACACAGAAAAATACAAAATCATTAAATAATTGGTATAATCCAAATAATTCTAATTATACATATGAGCGATATTATAAAATTTATCAATGGATTAGATATGATCACAAAAAATACATATTACCTAAGAGAAGATATAAGCATCAACATATGAGTAGTAGATTAAAAGAAATTGAAGAATTAAAAAATAAAAATTGAGACATTATAGATACTTCGTTTGGACACAACTTTAGAAAGGAGAAAAATGATATATACAAGTTATTTTGCAAAATTAAAGAAACTTCCAGAGAGCATAATCCCTATATCTATTTGTGGTAAGGCTCCAGATTGGTATAAAGGAATACAATATAAAAAATTAGCACCTAAGTATGGATTTTTTATGGAGTGGAAAAAGAATCACGACAATGATTACTATATTGAACATTTTGACAAAGAAGTATTAAATAATCTTAATGCGGAACAAGTGGTTTATGAATTATATAAACTAAGTAAAAGTAAAGATATTGTTTTAATTTGCTATGAAAAACCAAGTGATTTTTGCCATAGACATTTAGTACATAAATGGTTAGTGGAAAATGGATATAATTGTTGGGAATATGAGTTTGATCCAATCTAGTTTTTCATCACAACCTAAAGAAAGAAGGGAATAATTTATACTCAAATATTTTAAAGAACTTAATCAATCTGGAGAAATAATTAGTGTATGTAGTGTAATTTATAAAAATTCTATGGATTTAGATGATTATAAACGAAGATGTTATAAGACGGTTGAAATCAATAAGGGTGAATATAGTAGGTTGAGAAAAGATTTAGCAAGGAATAAAAATATAAAATAAAAATAGTTGACAAATTTATATTAAAGTATTAATATAAACATAGAATAGAAAGGAGAGTGTGTTTTGCAGGAAATATTAAAAATCATTAATCAAATAGCAAGTACATCTAGTAGAAATGATAAAGAAGCAATATTAAAGCAACACAAAAACAATAATCAACTAAAGGATATGTTTTATTTTGTATTTAATCCTTATATTTTAACTGGATTGTCTACTAAAAAGATCAATAAGAAAACCAAAGAAAAAGGTACTACCTATTATAATTTCGATGAAGTTAAAAACTACATACTTAAACACAATACTGGCACAGACTATGATATTGCAACAGTACAAAATTTTATAAGTAACCAACCTGAAGAATTGCATAATTTTTATGTAAAAGTATTTACTAAAGATTTGAAAATAGGGGTTACTGCCGATACTCTCAACAAAGTATATGGTGATTTTATACCTGTTTTTAGTGTAATGTTAGCCAAAAAGTTTGAAGAACATAAACATAAAATCAAAGGTAATTTTGTTATTACTAAAAAACTTGATGGCAATAGGTTAGTGGTCATTAAAGATGATGGTATTGTTAAATCGTTTACCAGACAAGGCAATCAATATGAAGGATTAGAAGAAATTGAATCTGATATTAGAAATCTACCGTATGATAATATCGTATTTGATGGTGAATTAATTGCTGATACTGAAGGTAGTACTCATGAAGTGTATACCGAAACAACTAGCAAGGCAAGAAGCAAAGGTTCTAATAAAACTGGATTAATCTTTCATATATTCGATGTTTTATCTTTGAAAGGATTCCAAAAAGGATTATCAGAAGAAAACTGTATCAATAGAAAACATTTTCTATCTACAATATTTACTGACCATAATTTACCACATTGTAAAGAAGTAATTCCTATGTATATTGGAAATGATTTGGCACAAGTTGTACCTTTAATTAATTATGCAGAGGAACAAGGTTGGGAAGGTTTAATGTTAAATATGGATACCCCTTACGTCTGCAAGAGAACTGATACTATTTTAAAAATCAAAAACATGAATACTTGTGATCTTAAAGTAATTGGTTTTGAAGAAGGAACAGGTAGAAATGAAGGTAGACTTGGAGCATTAATTGTTGACTATAAAGGTTTTGATTGTGGTGTAGGTTCTGGTTTTAGTGATACTGATAGAGAATATATCTGGAATCATAAAGATGAATATTTTGGCAAGATTGTTGAAGTACAATATTTTGAAGAAAGCAAGAATCAAGATGGTGGTATTTCTTTAAGATTTCCTGTGTTTAAGAAATTAAGAAGTGATAAGAGTAAACCGAGTTATAATTAAGGAGGAATATTGAGCAAATTCGTTGATTTAACAGGACAGAAATTTAGTAAATTAACTGTAATTGAAAGAGTAGAAAATCATAAAAATGGTAAAATACAATATTTAGTTGAATGTAATTGTAAATATCATACACGATTTATTGTTATAGGTGAAAATTTAAAATCTGGAACCACTACTAAATGTAAAAAATGCCGAGTATGGAATTATAATGATTTAACTGGAATGGAATTTGGATTATGGAGAGTTTTAGAAAGAGTTAAAAATAAAAACAAACAAATTTATTACTTATGTGAATGCCAATGTGAAAATAAAACATTAAGAGAGGTCTTAGGAAATTCTCTTATGAGAGGAAGATCAAAAAGTTGTGGATGTGAAAATTATAAAAATATAACTGGTAAAAAATTTGATAAACTATTAATAACAAATGAATATTGTATAGATAATGTATGGTTTTGTGATGCTGATTGTGATTGTGGAAATAAATCTATTAAAATATTTAAAGCAAGTATTGTAAGAGGAGATACTAGATCATGTGGGTGCATTCAAAAAGAGACTAGACTTATTGCAAACCTAAAACATGGTTTAAAAAACTCACATATTTATAGAACATATTATGGAATGCTAGATAGATGTAGTAATATAAAAAATGATAGTTATAATCATTATGGTGGTAGGGGTATTATAATATGTGATGAATGGTTAAATAAAAATGGACTTGTTAATTTTTATAATTGGTCAATGGAAAATGGATACCAAGAAGATTTAAGTATTGATAGAATAAATGTAAATGGTAATTATGAACCCAATAATTGTAGATGGATTACAAAAGATGAACAAAATCGCAATAAAACAAATTCATTAAAAATAATTTATAAAGGAAAAGAAAGATTATTTGCTGAATTATTACATGAATTAAATTTACAAAATAATAGAGATGCCATATATTCTCGTATAAAAAAAGGTTGGGATATTGAAAAAGCTTTATTTACTCCAATTGGTGTTATTTCAAATTCAAAAGGTGAAAAAAGAATTAATAATTATCTTATTTTATGTGATATATTATTCCAACCAAGAAAAACATTTAAAAGTCTTATTGGTGTAGGGAACGGTTATCTTTCGTATGATTTTTATTTACCTACATATAATTTATTAATAGAATTCCAAGGTAAACATCATGAAAAATATATTTCAGGATTTCATAAAACATATGCAGATTTTGAGAAACAATTAGAGCATGACCGAAGAAAACGAGAATATGCACAAAATAACAATATAAATTTATTAGAAATATGGTATTATAATTATGAAAATATTGAAAATATTTTAGAAGATGAGTTCATGAAATTAATAGGCAAGTAATTTTTTACTTGCCAAATCAATTAAAAATATAATATAATAATGAAAGGAGGAAAAATAATAATGGAAAAAACATTAGGTATTGAAAACGTAGAGCAAGCAAAAGAAAAGATTAGTGACATTAAAGTTTTTGGTGATGGAGATACATTTTCATTACTATGTAAAGCGAGTAGTGAAAGTCAAGGCTGGATGAAATCAACCAAAGTATGCAATGTACATAATGGATGCATCGTACAAGTATCTACTCAGCAGAGAAATCCTGATGGAAGTTATTCTGTTGCTGAAGCAATTACTTTTGTTCCGAATGTTAATATGGAAAAAGGTAATATCCCAAAATTATCACCAATCTTTTATCCAGATGAAGAAAGAAGAGGTTAACACCGACATTTAGGCATTGTTTAATGCCTTCAAACGCCAATATATAGGCATTTGTTCAAAGTTGTTATAAAAGCGAGATTTTGTTCAAACTTACTGGTTTTTAAATGCCATTTTATAGGCATTTTGAAATAGATAAAAATATATATTTTTGTTATTGGTCTAATTATGGAAGAAAGGAGGAAATTGTTTAAAATGATTAATGTATTGGAAACACCTTATAAATCAATTGAAGTTGAAATAGCGAAAAACGAAGTTCAAATTCTATCAGAAGGTAATAAAATTACTTTTATTACTGAGGGTGATGGGGAAGTCAAAACAGGTATTATAACTGGTTTTAAAGGATCAAAACCTGAAAAAGTTGAAATTGAGATAATTCCAAGCGGGGCAGGGCATAAGGAAATATGGTCAGTCACTAAGATGGAAGAGAATAGTTTGAAACTGGTTGAAGATGAAAATGAGTAATATTTAATTAAATACAAAATATAAAAATAGGAGGTATATTGTTACATATGGCGAAAAAAGAAGAAGAAAAAACTGTTCTTAAAAAAGGAGTTGCGATATTTCAATTAATAGGTGAAGCAAAAATTAATGACTATACATTCAAAATTGATGAATCATCTAATTCAGGATGGAATTATAATAATATGAATCTTGGAGTAGATTGCGGGAATGGTAATGTTGTTTATTGTGACATGATGGGTGGATATAGTAGTGTTAATGATTCAGTCATTTATGTACATGGTAAAAAAGAAGATGATAATGGCAAAGAAACCGATGATTATGAAAACAGATTTACTATTGATTGGGACGATAGATTTGATGAAGATATTATTGATCAAGTCGGTAAACAATGTTTTATTACTGTAGGGCTTGAAAAAGATGCTAAAGAAAAAACATTTGCAAAGAAGTTTTTATCTGCTTATGATGCTATAGCATATATTAAAGAAAATCTTACTGAAGGTACGGTTATTAATGTAAAAGGGAATTTGAAATATTCTGAATATCAAGGAAATACTCAAATTAAAAAAGAAGTAAATTCAGTATTTCTTTCTAAAGTAGATGATATTTCTAAATATTCAGCAACCTTCCAGCAAACTATTCTTGTTGATAAAGATAGTGTTGAAAAATATGATAAAGAACTTGGTGCATTCCCAATTACAGCATATATTGTTGATTATGTTGGTAAATATGGTGGAAAAAAACAAGAAATTAAACAAAATGTAGTATTTACTAAAGTGTTTTTGTTTGAAGTAGCCGAATCTGAAATGGAAAAAGGAACAAAACTTATTAATAAACTCTTTAAAGCAAAGAAAGATAATATTAATGAAATTACCGTTGAAGGTAATATTGTTGAAGGTCAAGCAAAAATTAATATTACCATTGATGATATTCCAGATGACATTAAGGAGTTAATTGAATTAGGAGCATATACCGAGGAAGAAGCATTGGCGAAATGTGCTGTTGGAAATACCAGAGAAAAGAAGATGGTTATTAAGAAACCTGTTATTAAAATGGTTGGTGAAGGTGATGAGAAAACACCTGTTATCGCCAAAACAGACGAAAAGTATAAATTTAGTGATTTAGTATTTTTGAAACAATTGGTTAATGAAGATGAAGAAGAAGTAGAAAATAAAAATAATAATAAAAAGAACAATAAAAAATCTTCATCGGATAATGATAATGAATCAAAAGAATATAGTTTAGACGATTTGGACGCATTATTAAGTGATGATAGCAAAGAAGATATCCCATTCTAGTTATTAAGAAGGGAATTTCCCTTCTTAATAAATTTATATAAAAGAAAGGTGAAAAATTTGAGTAGAAAATTTGGTAAGAAAAATGTAATTAAAATCGATCCTCTAGCTTATAATACTGGTCTTCTAGGTGAATCTGGTATTGGAAAAACAACTTTAGCAAAAGAAGTTTGTGAAAAACTTGTTGGTGAAAATGGATATATTATAGCTAATATTGGTCGGGAAGATGGTATTGATGCAATTGCTGGTGCTATTTATGAAGATATCCCTGATTGGGATACATTTGATGAATTCACGGAAGATATAATTGAAAACAAACTCACAGACTATAAAGATTTAAAAGTTATTATATGGGATACAATAGATGAATTAATTAGAATATCAGAACCAGAAGCTATAAGACTTTATAATAAAGAAGTAAGAGAAAACCCAAGCAAGAAGGAAAAAAGAGAAGCTAAAACCATTAAACAAGCATGGGGTGGTTATGGCGAAGGTGAAAAATATACTATTGATTTAATTATGGAAAGAATGTGGGAACTGAAACGGGTAGGGGTTGCCATGTTCTTAGTTGGACACACAAAGAAAAGAACTATGAATGATCCCGTATCAGGAATGGATTATGATATTTTAACAACAAATATGCAATATAATTATTTTAATGCACTTAAAACTAAATTACATATTCTTGGTGTTGCTAGTATTGATAGAGAAATAATTCAGGAGAAAACTGGTAAGAAAGATTTTAATAGCATCTTCAATAGCCTTAATAAATTCATCCGAATCAAAAGTTATTGAA